GTTAATACAGTTATACCAACACCCATTAAAGTTTGAAAACTAAATATAGAACTTGCAACTTGACTAAATACACTTTTAACAGGTTGTCCAGTTGACATTAATTCCATGTTGGCTTTTTTAGCCATGTTTATTTGGTCAACAAAGATTGGAATATTGTTAGAAATAGCCATTAATCCTGTTTGCATTGAATAAGTAAATGCGGGCATTTCCCTTGTCAATTGGTTAATTGACATTGCCATACCATTATAACCATTTGTGGCATTTTTAATTGCTGGTTGCCCTTGGTTTTGTATGCTTGTGCTATTACTAATAATTGCATTGTCAACCGCTGCAATTTGGTCTTTTAATGCAGCTGCTTTACTTACACTTGCTTGAAATGCATCGCCTAATTCTTTACCACCTATACTTAATTGCTGTGCATCTAATCTCGCTTGGCGCAATTGTGCGCTTAAACTTATTAGCTTATCTTTAGTTTCTCTTAATGGCTTATCGCTTTTACTTCCAGCATCAACTACACTTTGCGCAACAACGTTCATTCCCTCTTTAGCAGTTTTAGCTGCTGTGGCAATGTCTTGGTTCAATGGATCTAAATTTAATCCAACTCCGAGTGCTAATACGTTGCTACTATTTTTTGCCATTGTTTAAGTTTGTAGGAAAATGCTCAGATGCACTTTCCAAATCTTTTTTTATATCAATATTTTTTACTTCAAATAACTCAAAATACTTTTCTATGTCAATTTTTTTAGAACACATTATTTCTAAAAAAGCATAAGCCAATCGTTTATTTAAATTATTTGTGGTTTGTGTATGCCATAAATCGTTATGTTTCCAACCAATTATAGTATGCACAAAATAATCAATGCTACATTCGTTTAAATCTGTTTCGGACCATCGCAACACACCATAACTAAAAGCTTTTATATCACTCCAACTTAATACACCACCAATTAAGCTAGTTAGTTGGTGGCTGTTTCGTTTGGGCTTTCTACTATTGTTTGTAATTGTATAATTTGGTTTTGGTATGCTGCACCAATTTTATACAATTCGTTAATATTAGTAATTTTGTCATCGGCTTCATCCTCAGTTATACCATTGGTTAACTGAATGCAACTACTTACAAATTTCCAATATTTGTTTTGGTCATAATCGTTTATTTCCACAACATCATTTTCAGTATATTCCTTTTGTGTTAATACCGCCTTTTGCATGGTAATATCCAAATCTTTAAATACTATTTTCTTTGTAGCAAAACAACTTGAAATGTAATCAAACAATTCTGTTGCGTTTTTTACGTTAAGCAACTCCATAAGCTGCTTAACGTGTTTCATTTTAAGTTCAATCATAATTAAACAGTTCCTACTGTTACTGAACCTGTAATTGCGAAAGTTAGTGATGCCGTTACTTTGTCATCGTTGGCACTTTTAATTGCAATGTCAGAAACATATAAATTACCACTAAACTTAACATCACCTGCAGTTGCACTTAAACTATAAGTAAAAGCCAATAATGTACCTGCGTTCCAAGCATCAACTGCATCTTTGAAATACCAATCCGTTGGGCTACCTGCTGGCTTAGTTTCAAATATAATTTCAGCTGCTGCTGTACGTTCTTTTAAACCCGGCATTACTTCTTTGTTTCCTGCACTTGTTTTTGAAGTAATATCAATCATTGATAACTTCATTCCAAAATCTTCAGTTGTTACTTGGTTAATTAATTTTGTAGCGATGGTTAATCGTGCTACGTTGCCATTTGTTGCCATATTTTATATTTATTTATTTTTTTTTTAAACTGTTGTAATTGTTTGCGCTCCTGTACCCATAAATGTGCAGGTAAATGTTTCTGCATCATCATTGGTACTTTTTACCATTAAATCAGATATATAACCCTCATAACTTTGCTTAAAATCCAATGCCAAAAAATCTGAATAAAGCAATGTTACTTTTGTTCTGTTATCGGCTATTGTTTGCAAGTCTAAGAAAGTTACTTGACTTCCTTTGTAACTAGTTGCAATTAAACCCTCTTCAATTTGTGGCCCAAATAAAGTAACTACAGTTGCAGCTACTTTGTTAATTGCTACAAATATTCCACTTGTCGCTGCTAAAGTATAAGTAGCTTCATAACGTGTCCAAGTACTTGACAAAGTAATGGTTGAACTTGTGGTGCTACCAACTGAATCGCCTACTTGTATGTTAACTGTTCCTGTACCTTTTAAGTATATTGAAAATACTACTTTATCAGCAATAGCCAATACACTTGGCGCAGTTGCAAATGTTTGTTTTATTTGTGTACCTGTACCAAAAGTATAAGTTTGAGCTAATATTTGGTTGTTATCATTTGCAACCTTAGTTCCACTTATTGCACCTGTACCGCCTTTTACCCAAATTGCATTGTCAAACGCTTCAGGCCATTGTAATAAGTTAGTTAATCCACTTGTACAAATTCCTTCCATTGAACAACTACCTTCCTTTAATCCCGGTTCAACTTCTTTGTTTCCACTAGAATCCTTTGTTGTAATGTCAATCATTGCCATTTTATTGGCAAAATCGTTTGTTTTGGTCAAAGCTATTCGCTGACCATTTACATATAATCCTAAATAATTTCCTGATACTGCCATTGTTTTTAATCTTGAAATGTTAAAAAATAATCTTGTTGTAACATATACACCCCATCTATTGCGCTATTGTCGTTAAATATATCACGTTCATCTTCAAATGTTATCCTTTGCACTGTAAACCCTGCTATTGTACCACCTACACCATCCAAAGCAGTGCGAACTGCATCGGCAATGGTTTGCACACTTGCTAAACTTGTTGCTAATATGCTTAATTGATACCTTGCTTTATACCATCCACTATTCCCATCCTTAGTTTGCAAACTTGGTTCACTTATTTTTTCATAAACAATGTACGGATAAACATCAGATTGAGCTGCACGCGAAGGGCGTATTCTAGTACTTACCAAATTGGTTACACCAACTGTATTTACTAGTTTATTATAAATTACGTTTCCTGCGTTGCTTGTACTCATATTCCTTGCTTTGCACCCTGTTGTTTTACTATTTTTTCAGTTCCGTTTTTTAAATTTTCCATTACTATTGTGCCTAACTGATCATACGTTGGTCTTACAAATGGTTTTGGTGTCATAGTTCCTAAATACTTACCAGCGTAAGGTGCATATTCAGGTTTACCCTCAAACTTCTTAGTTCCACCACTGCTTCGCGTAAATCCACCTGCTAATAACCCACGTTTCATATATCTTTCTTTACTTCCAAACTCTACCAAATGCGCATGGTTACCGCCTACAAATGCTGAACTTTTATTTGAGTATTGTGGACCAACCCAAAAGAAATAATTATTCTTTTTAGATTTGGAAACACCAATACTTGCTTTTAAATTACCTTTATCAACCGGTACTTTTGCAGCCATTTCAACTTCTAATTTATTGGCTTCGTTCATGGCTAATGCTGCAAATTCTTGCAATGAACTTTCAAATGTTTTGTCTAATAAATTTAGAACTTTTTGTTCAGTGTCGTTAGGTAAAGTAACTTTCATTAGTTTAACCTCTCAATCCCGCTTAACCTTGTTACTGTTCTGCGCTGAAATTCCACCGCATCAACAATTGAATTTATTTGATAGGTTTGCCCTTCAATTTTCATTAACCATTGGTTGGTTACACTCAAAGCTTCAATGTCGTTAAACCTGCAATCAACTGTTGTTGTTGTGTTGTTTTGGCGTTGCATATCGTTAAATGTTTCGTTATTTGCCCTGTTATTTACATAACACCAAATAGTAGCCGTGGCAGTACCTGAATAACTAATAGTAACCTCACCGCTATTGCTATTGGTGCTTACTATTGGAGCAAAAAGCTCACAAGTCATATCAAATTTGCCAGGTATTACGTTCATTTAGTAAATAGCTAAAATGGTGGTGGCTGTTGTGTTGGTTGCAAATACTTTACGCACTGCGTAAGGAAATGGACCAACCGGTACATTTTTAAACAATTGCGCTCCTCTACTAGTAGCAGTTGCGCTGTTAGTATCAGGATGATCAACTAACAATACATTTAAATCGCCAGCTACTCCAACCCATAACGAACCATTTACTTGCATGGTTTTACGTGCAAATAACCGCTGGTAAGTTGGTGGTGTGGTTGCTGCACCTGTTAAATCAATGGCTGCACCACTTATGCTTAACGACAATTTAAAGTTATCAGCATCAACAAATACTACAAAATAATTACTATTTAACGCAATGCCAGTTCCTGTTACAGTACCTAAATTGGTTAAAGTTAGAATGTCGTTTGCATTTAAACCATGTCCTACTTTGGTAATGGTATCGGTTGCTAAAGTAACGGATGTGGCGGTTACCTCAGCTTCGGTTACTTGTACTGCAATTGAATCTGTTATGTATGCGGTGTCGGATGGTGTTACCGCAACTGCGTTGGTTCCTATTAAATTTCTCATATTGTTCTAAAATATTTGTTGTTATCTGAATCAAGTAAACTATAAACACCAAATGGTATTTCGCTTAATGCTTGGCTTTGGACCTCGCTTTTATTGTCGTACATGTGGCCAATAAGTAAATACATGGCTTGCTTGTATAATTGTGGCACCGCTGCTGCATTGGCGTAGCCTGCTACAAATCGAATTTTTAAAGCATTCATTACATCCTTAGTATTGGGCTTACTTGCTAGTTTTACTCTAGCAATTGGGCTTATTAAATCAGTGTCGTAATCGCCACTTGAAATAGTTTGTTCTGTTCCTGTTTGATCAATGTATTTAACTGATGTAATGGAAGTAACTGGAAATTTATTAATTAAAAATTCAGTACCATACATGTTTATTAAATCATTGTAATCGTAATTGGCTTGTAATGTTTGTGTAATTAATGGCCTCCAACTATAATTTTCAACCCATTGGCGCGCAGCAACAATTAAAGCAGTAATTAAAGCATCTTCAATGGTATTGGTTACCCTTAAATGTACTTTAGCTTCGGCTAATGTAATTGGTTCTGTGGCTGGTGCTGTTATTAAATTATAGCTTTGCATTAATTATTTTTTTACTGCTTTTTCTTTGTTTGCTGGTGATTTTTTGTCGGCCGTTTCAATTGTTTCATCTGCTTCGCTGCTTATGCCAATTATTGTTTCTTCAATAACTTCTTCGGCTATTTCCAAATCAATTAATTCATTTGCTTGGTTGGTTTCAAATGTGCCTGTTTCACCTGACGAATAACCAAGGCCAAAAGCCAATGGCGATTTTAAAAATTTTATTGTTTTCATAGTATTTTATAAAATTAAGTAAAAATGTTTGATAATGTAGAGACGTTATATTAAACGTCTCTACATGGTTTTATATGGTTACAGATTACCCAGTAATCAAATCCAAGGTTTTAACAATTGTACCGGCACGCAATATGGTTGTATCCCAATATGTGTTGCAAATAATACGTGTTTGACCTTCAGCAGCATTTGTGTATGGATCAATAACTACATCCAATCCACCCCACTGACATACCTTTAAGTTACTGAAATCACCAGCAATTACAGCTGAACAATTTGCACTTGAAGTACCTTTTGTAAGGTTGTTTGGTAAATTTGAAGTAATTAAATACGGAATGTTGTTAATGAAACCGTTTACACCATTGAAATATGAACCGTAAGGAATTAACATTGCACCACTTCCAGTATCAACTGGAGTTGACATTAATAATGCTTCAGTATTTGGGTTAATTAACCAAAATATTTTTGAAGCATCGACATTACCGTTTAATAATGTTTTACGCATGTTTTGGATGTATGTCAATGATGGAGCACCACCGTTTGTGCCTAATGCTAAAGTAGCAGCAGTTGAATTAGCAGTAATACCTGTCATGGCGTTACTAGTTCCTGTTCCTGTTAATACTTTTCCTTCTACATAAGGATATAAAGCATTTTGTAACGATTGTAATAATTTAGCATCCATTGTTGGATCCTGAATCATTAATTGGTTACTCATTAAAATTTTACCAGCAATACGCTTTGGCGATACTGCACGGTTAACAGTAACTGCATCAGCATCGGCAGCAGTTGCATTTTCCGAAGCATCAGCAAAAGTCCAACCAGTTGAAAATCCAGTATAATCCACGTTTGGAACCATACCCATTTCCCAATTAGCACCAACTTTATCTAACACACGGTTAGCACGTAACACATCAAAGAAACCTTCTTTGTTGGTTTGTATAAAGTTACCACCTGCACTTGCAGAACCTGCGCTCATTGCTCTTTTTTGGATTGCATCTAAAGCTTTTAAGCTGATGTAATGTCCATTACTTGAAGCACCTAAAGCACGGCCTTCGTTTGCTCCTTGGTCTAAAATTTCACGTTCTAAGCCAGTAATAGGTTCATTACGGTTAATAGAATTGAAAAATTTAGTCATTGAGAAATTACCCATTTCACGCTTTTCACCATCTACACCATCATCAGGGTTTTTACCTTCTACACGTTTTTTTGCAAAACGCTCTTCAATAATTGCAGCATCAATTTCTACATTTAATGCGCGAGTTTCAGCATCAATGGCTTTAAGTTTTTCAACTTCTTCAGCATTGATAGCTCTTTTTTCTGTTTCAGCTTTAGCAACTATACTTTGTCCTTCGGCTTCTTTGGTTGCCAATATTTGGCGCAATTCAATTAATGATTTTTTCATATTATTATTTTGTTTTGGTTTTGTTTTTATAAGTTATATTTAAATTTTTGAGCTAAGTAATAACCCTCGTGCGGAGTTGGTGGGTTAATTGGTTTTTTACGGCTTTCAATTTCCCTTTTGTAAGCTTGTATTTCAGTTGAACTGTAAGCTGGATTAACGACAGGACCAACATCATATAATTTTCCAATTTTTTGTATGGTGCGAAGGGATGTGCCATCTTCAAAATCTTCGAACATTTGTTCACTAACAGTAAATGCAAATGAGCAACCGCGTATGTTTTGCAGTTTTATATTTTCCAACACATCGTTACCAATGGTTGTATTTGGGCTTTCAAATTCAAAGTACAATCCTTTATCATCAACCTTTAAAATTAGAGTACCAATGCCATCCTTAGTGCGCGCCAATAGGTTTTCATCTTCGTGGTTAAACAATGCCACAACATCGCTCATGTCGCAACCCTCAAAAGCACCTTTTGCAATGGTTTCGTTATAACCTTCCCACATTGGGTAAAATGTATTAAAAACAGCTGCATAACCTTTTATCATTCGGCTATCCATTTCAACTTCATTTTCTGCGTTGTTTAAGTTTCTTCTTTCTATTGTCATTGTGGTAGGCCTCCTGCGCCTGGTTCTGATTGTGTTGGAGTTGTATTTTTTAATGCTTGCCCTTGCCAAAATGGAAGGGTTTCAGTTGCTGGCATTAAATTACTTGGTACATAATTTACATTGCTTGCATCGTTATCGATGGTATTTAAGCCATAAAACTTGCGTATTTCGTTAGGTGTTGCGCCACCACTTGTAAATAGTGTGCGCACTTTGCGTTCCATTGCTGCACTATCGCCACGCAATAGCATTTCTGTATCAAAAGCACCATCAAACGATTCGCGTTCGTATGATGCAAATAATTTTTTGTCGGCTTCCTGTTCAAAACGTGTAATCCACGGCATTAAACAATCGGTAACATAATTTATATTGTCCTGCTCTAATGAATTATTGTTGCTTTGGCTTTGATCCTGCAATTTGCTTAAAGGCATTCGGAACCAACGCGCAATTTCACGCACCATTAATTGTTCGGTTTCATTGAACTGCGATTTTTGTGGATCGTTATTCATTTGCTCAAATTTCATTCCGGCAGGACCACCAGCAATGCCACCTTTTGTAAATGAATCTAAAAACATATTAATGTAAGTCTGCAATTTTTTTTCATCGCTTACACCATCAAATGTTATTAAACCACTCATGCTGGCACCATTGCTAAAATAATTGCTGCTGTAATTTTGTATGGCTAATGCTTTGCCTAAACTTTGTAGTTGGAATGCTAACACACTTTGCCCAATCATTCCATTGCCTGGACCTTTTATGTGAAATATTTCATCGCTACTGTACCAACCTGATAAATTTAAAGGGGTGTAATTGATGGAATACCACAAAGTGCGCGTTACTTCATCAAACATTACTTGCGTAACCGCTTTACTGTCTATGTAATGTAATTCTTTAATAAAACCATCAGTTGATCTATCTATTTTACCAAAACCATTGCCACGGTAAATGGCATCGTTAAGGATGGAATATTTAAAATCGAATGGAATGGAATAAGTATTTGGAGCTTTGTTTAAAAGCTGGTAAGCTGCTATGTTGGTTACACGTGTTTTATTACCGTTTTGTTCGGTGCGCGTAACTATATAAGGCATTTTAGCAATATCTTCACAAATATTGCGACCACTGGCATAATAGGCTGAAAGTTGTTTTGATGTGGCTTCGGTTACATTTTCGCCACTTTTAGAAAAGCTAGTGAAAAACCCTGAACCAGGATAACCACCATAAATATTGGCAGGAACTAAGTTTGTGGGAGCTGGTGCAGCCCTTAAAAACTTTGGTAAATATTTAAATAGTGCGTTTGCCATTTTGATGGTACAAAGTTTGGCAAACGCAAATTAACAAACATTAACAAAGTGTAAAGACACAATGTAAAGGTGCGTAAATGCTATAAAAAAATTTTAAATGTTGGATTTTGGATGTTGGATTTTATAGCTTAACATATTAATTCCTTGATGTAATTCAAAATTATTAAAAATTAAAATGCCATTTGCAATTAATGGGTAAATAACATCATATTCAATAGCAAAATCATTATACATAAAAAAACCTTTATGCGGATAAAACCAAACATATTCACTCATTTTTTGTGGGCTATATCCATTTTTTTGATTTAAATATTCTTGTTTAATAGAATTTAAAATCATTTTTTGTTTTTGATCTATAGTCATATATCTATTTCGTTTAAATATTTTACTAATTCGTTTTCTATTTGATTGTAATTGGTTAAGCAGGGTGCAAATGGTGCGTTTTGGTTTTGGCTGCATGGTTTATATCCGTGTTGGAAACAGGGTGCAATTGGGCAGTTGTTAATTACATCAATGCTTTTGGTGTA